GACCACTGGATGATCCCAGATTGATTGGGCGCGCCTGTGGCCTAGTTCTAATTGTCGTGCCGCCGTCAACTGACGTGTACGATGGGCGGGGGAAATTATAGATCGAACTAGAATCACCGCCGCCGCTAGGGACTTGAGGCATTGGGGTTACTGGTACCTGCGGCTGGCCAATTGGAGTAAAGCCTTCATTAAGTGAACCAGTGATCGGGTCAAACTGAGTTAGGTTTGAAAAGTATTCATACTGGTCAGGGCGAGTTTCGCGTAGTCGCTCAAGTGCAGATTTCATTGCTGGGTAAGAGCTATATCCAGTCACCCCACCTTGAGTAACCGTCGGCATACCTGACATATCCAGTGCGGCTGGAGCCATAAGGCCAAATGCAGATGCCATTGATCCAACATTCTGCGAGGCGGCTTGCTCATATGGGTTAATCGCAGCAACATCTGGACCCATGTATGGGGTGTAGCCCATATCTTGAATTTTGCCAGCTTGCGCAAGCGCAGCCTTACCAGCTTCCTCAATGTATGCTGGGACTTTTGTTTCCTGTTGAGAGGATGACCCCATCTTAAATCTCCAAGTGCATTGTTACGGAGTGGGCCTTCCAGCCAGCTTTCTCCAAAGGTTTCTGCCATCCAAATCTTCCGCTAAAAGAAGCAAACGAACAGCCTTGCAATTTAGCCCATTCTTTCACATTTTCAGTCATTTGTAAAATTTGATCCAATTCTCCGCCTGCGAGAAAGATGTTTATGGCATTTGTATTAGGGTATACCACAATTTCAGTGACTAAACACCCCTTTGGGGCGGGCCAAAGTTGCATATGCCCTGACTTTATTTTCTCGCAGACCTCTGCCCAAGTGTTAATTCCACCTGAACGCTTTAGCGCCGCTTCAATCCAATCCCTGCAACGTTCTAACTCACTCACGCCCTAATCCTCGTTACTGACAGTGATGTGCTTGGCGCTGCTGGAGCATAACCCGTTGCAGCCGCCGCTTGCAGATAGCCTGACGTTGACGTCGTTGCCCACATAACCTCAAGGTAATCGCCAGCGTTTACTTGGAATATGGCAGAGCGCGACACAACAAACGTGGCATCGTTTTGGTGCAGGTTTGCTACGATTGTGCTGCCAGCAACGTCAGAGCCGTTGATGCGTGGCCAAAACCGAAATGTCACTGTGCTGCTTGACGTTGACGTAACCTGCGCCGAAAACGCCAGCAAGTAAGTGCCGCCCTCATTGAACACGATGCGACTTGCAGGCGACCCCTGCGAGACACCGCTAGACATTGGAGGCGCGTCATACGTTATTGCGTATGCTGTGTTCGCCGATGCTGCGTTTATGTTGTTATTCTGGCCAAAAAATGCATAGCCATCCGCAAGCACAATCTGGCGGAACGTGCCGTCTTTAGATACGACAGGGTAGCCTCCTGTTTCATCCCACAGCATAACGCCGTTTTCAGACGGGTTGTCGTCACTTGCCTTAAAGAACAGCTTGGTTAGGTTGCGCTGCAAATACGCATTAAGCTGCCTACCCCACTGGCGCAGGTCTGGGCCGATTGGGGGTAGTACGGGAGCCGTCATCTGCGGCCACCCGCTTTAGCTTCAATCCGCATATTACCCACGCGCCATGCGGCTGGGCTTACCCCATCGACACGCATCCTGACCTGCCGACCTGTGAAGCGTACAGACGTTGGGTTTGACGGTGAGTATGGCCCATATGTACGCTCAGTGTCATTGGGGTGGAACCGTGTTTTGAACGTGACGCCTACATCACCTTGCGTTAATTCGTCTGGGATTAAGTCGGTGACACGCATAACTTGATCGCCAGCGCCGATGGAAATTGGGCCAGTCTCCGCAAAAATGTTATAACTATCCACGTTAAATCCGATTTCGTGATCGTAAATATTGGCGCCAATGGACGCCATCAGCGGATACTTAAACACACCACGCTGCACGCCTGATGTGCGAGACAATTCACCGATAATCCAGTGGCCCTCTTTGTAGTCGAATGCAACGTATCTGTCGATTTCCAAGCTGGCCGCGGATGGGTAGAACCACCAAATCTCGCCAAACTGGCCGTTTGCAAACGACCACACCTTTGAAATTTGCGCTGGGTTAATGTCGCCAAATACATAGTCATGCACATCGCACGGGATTTCTGACACGCTGTTGCCGTCAAAACGGAAGAACCCGCGCTGGCCCATCCAGAATACGCCGATGTCAACGTCTGATGCTGACTTGCGAGAAATGGCCCCGCAGGACGTGCCAACGCGCTCAAAGCCGTACACATAGGGCGGGCCAAGGTATCGCGCTGTGTGAGCGTCCACGTCGGTGATTATAAGCGTTTGGCCGCGAGTACGAATACCCTGCATGATCTGGCCAGATGTCTGCAACTCAATGTCGCCAGCCTCGTTTGTTGATAACGGCGACCACGTTGTGTTGTCCTCACGGTCTGACCACTGCACCTTACGCGGGTTTCCGCCAGCGCCAAGCGCAAACAGGAAGCGCTCCTCAGTCACAATTAGGCCGCTGTTGTTGACTGGCGCATTGGCGATTGGCGCTGCGTCTGCTGCTGTGTTTAGCTGCCATTCAAGTAAGCGCCCATCGTTTGGCGAACACGCAACAAGGTATTCACCCCAGTTATCCAGTGACCACGTTGTGGCCTCTGAGTAGTTGCCATAGTTCGGGCGAGGCTGGCCAAAAAAACCAGTTCCAAAGAACGAATTACCAAAACCAGTCAAAACCTGCGCATCCACAAGGCCAGTTGTTAGGGTTGCTGGGGTGATGTCATATGTGATGCCAGATGCTGTTGATACGATCAGTTCGGACGCAGAGCCGCCAGCAATCCATGCTGTGCTGCCCAAATCTTCCCAAGTGTGCATTCCGCGAATTGGGTCAGTGCTGAATGATGTAATTCGCTCCTCCCATCCGCCAATCGGGCGCAATGATCCGTCACGCCAGCGAACTAACGACCCGTCACGCCAGCGGCCAGACTGTTCAAGGTCTGTGCCGTTGCGGTAGAAGCCTGCGGGGATGTCAAGTGGGATCAGCGGCATTTCTTAATAACCCACAGCAAACCAATACACGGTATATGAGTAGTCAATACCTATCTTTATTCTGAATGACGTGGTTGTCAGGCTGCTGACAAACGCAAAATCTGATTTGTTGCCAGCGGCAGCAGTTGATTGATTGATAGTGGTCTGCACATTAAAGCAACTAGAGCTAAACGCTGATGGAAAATTAACCGTTACTAAAGAGTTTGCGGGAACATAAACCTGCCCCCATTGGAGCTTAATGCCGTTTGGAAGAGTTACATAACCGTTTGTCCCAGCAGACGCTGAAAATCCAGACGAAATACTGGCGGTACTAATACCTGTAATGTGGCCATAAGTGTCTACAGAAATGTCTTGGATAAAGTTACCACCAGAGTTGTTCACAGATGCCTGAGACGATGTGGCTGCATGGCTAATAGTTCTGTTAGCACTCAGACTTCCACCACCCGTTAAACCACCACCTGCACTAATCGTAATGCCTGTAGCTGCCTTACCGTTCAACTGTGTCTGGATGTTGCTGGTGACACCATCAACATAGTTTAGCTCAGTGGTGCTTGCAGTTATGCCGTCTAAGACGTTTAATTCCGCCGAAGTCGCGGTAACGTTACTCAAGTTGCTTAAATTGTTTATATCTGCTGCACTTGCAGTTATGGCAACTCCGCCAACCTGCCACGCTCCAGCAATCAGGTTTGGCTGTATTGAAGTGCTACCACTTAGGATGGCATCAATGCTATCCCAGTTTGCGTTAAGGTCTGCGCCCCAAGTGTTCTGGGAGCCACCAACCGTCGGCTTGTTAAAGTTGTAATTGGTTGTCGTCGCCATATCAAAATCCTTGTGTTACTGGCAATATAGCAGTTATCTAGTCGTCCGTCCATGTGTCGCTTGCAGACGGGCCATCGACCCATATTCCGCTTGCCGCGCTGTCGCTTACCCACACGTCGGATGAAGCTGCATCGTCTGTCCATATCTTTGCGTTTATAACATCGTCAACCCAAGCATCGACCACTGCGGGATCAGGCTCCCACTTTTCGCGGCCAGAGAATAACGCAGTCGATGACGCTGTGGACATTAATGCGCCGAATAGAACGCGTACAGGGTTTACGACTGTGGCAGATGCAGCGTTTTGCGACACGGCAGCGATTGCAATGCGATTGCCGCCAAAGAATGATGACGACGTGGGGTTGCTGGCCATTCCAGTTGACTGCACGCGCGTTGGGCCGATCAGCGTAATAACATTACCCTGCGTCAAGTAGCCAGAGAATACCACGCGGGTTGCGCCGATGTCGGTTGCGCTGGACGCGTCAGACTGCGCCGCTGATAGCTTTGCGTCAAACTCAGCGTAACCCTCAATCCAGTATTCCTCGCCGCCCGCCGCAACGGGATCAGGCTCAACGTAATACGCGGTCATGCGTCTGCCTCTTGGATGGTTAGCTCCCCAGCCTCAACCTGACGCATGATCTCAGCGTAGTGGCGATTTGAGGGGTCTAGGGGGACGGACAACTCTTGGCCGTCTACTACAATCATAATCGCGTAAACCTCCCCAACCTCTTGGCCAATGTTCGGTAGGCCTCTAACATACACGGCTTGTGTTATTACCACATGTTCCATCTATAGCTCCGCATCTAAGTGAAATATCAGATTAGCTTCAAGGCGATAAGACGCAAAGTTAGAAGGGGTAGTGCCGCCAGCTGGCCTAACTTGACTAAATTCTATTGCACCCATTGAAAAAGCATTAGTTTGGTGTGTCGAATACGAAAAACCTGCCGTTGAGTTAGCAGAGTACGCTGCAACCCCTGGGTTAACCCAGTAAAACGCCCCGCCTATATGAGAATAGGACACCGTTGGCCCCGTTCTCATAGGTTCAAACTGAACTTGGTTGCCATAGAACTTGTTGTAGTAAGAGTAATATGTGCCAGTTGTGGCGTTTCCCCGATTGTAAACGTTTTGATAATAGCGCCTGCACTTTTGAAGCGTTACCGAGATTGGCTCATGCTCCAAGTCCGTTGGTGTGTCGCCAGCCTCTAATTGGACACCGCCAAAAGTTAGGGTGAATGTACCCGTAGCTGAAGTCTTTGCTCCATCAAACCTAATTGCCACCCCGTTAGCTGCATTAGCTGGTAGAGTAAACGTAAACGTAAAACGTTGGGCTGATCCACTGTATGAAACAGCATTTGACGAGATGACGGTTTCACTTGTAAAATCATTTACAGCACCAGCATAAGACAACGATGCGTTTAGTGTTGCTGAACCTGCATCAGATGAACCACTAGCCCAAAAGGAAAGTGTAACAGTTTGTCCCGCAAGATGAGCAATGTTATCTGCTTCAATTCGTTGGGTAACGATATAAGTCTCACCTGACGCACATAAGAAACTTGCTTCTGCCGCCTTTGTCCCACCATAAGATGTAGAAGAAATCTGACTGAAACCTGTCGCACCTGTGCCAGAACGGTTGACGTACCATCTATCTGGGCCAGCATAGAACCCGCCAGTGAAACCAGCTGGCGATCTGTTTCCACGTTGATTTACAAGCATGGCACCGTTGGTCACCATATTCCTGTTTGACAAGGCACCATCGTCATAGACGTTACCTAGGTCTGCTAACTGTCGTGCCTTGCTCATATTATTCTCCCAACAGGGTAGCTAAATCCAACGCTTTCAATTCGTCTGGCGTATTTGCCGCAGCCAAGCGTGCATCGTCTGTGATGTTACGCAGTGTTTCTTTCTGCGCTGCAATCTCAGCTGCACCTGTGCCAGCTTCCAATGCCTTCATGTAGGCAACGTCCAAGGCAGCTAGGCGGGGCGCACGTTCTGCCCGTAGGTTGTCCTTGTGAATAGCCAAAGCCGCTGTCATGTCGACTTCGACAGCATCACCATTGAATGCCCATGCCCCACGGAATGTGCGGTCTGTTGGAACTGTTAGAGATGCTGCATCACGAACATCTCCGTTGATATTGATGTAAGTTGTCATTGTGCAATTCTCCATGCGTTTCTAAATGACCGATCACTAGGGATCATTTCAACAGGGACAATCTTCATGATCGTTCTGTTTCCTTTGTAGTCCCGCCACACGGCAGGGTCTATGTCTTTCATTACCAGATACTCTATCGCTTCTTCTTCAGTCATAGCACCGATAGGTTCT